GTGTATATCTTTACCAAGGGCTACCGCTTTTTTATGCCTGCCACCGCACCCTGGGCAATAGCAAAGGCCGTAAACGGATCAATCATTTCTTGTTCACAACTACCCAGCGGCAGATGCGTCCGTCTTTGTCAGTGAATTCGTTAGCGCCCATCGTCTTATCCTCTTCTCGTTTAGGAATACGACAAACTAAAACCGTCTTTGTCTCAGTGTTCGGCCAAGGGCTTTCCGCTGAGACCACCTGGTCAATCACTTGTCGGCCTTGTTCTCTAGCTTGTCAAAGATTCTCTCCAGTGTCGCGTCGATCTTGTCTAGGCGGCTTTCAATGTCGGTTTTGCTGACGTAGTTTTTGGGCAAGTCAATTTCAATCTGCTTGATGTCTTCCTTCAGCGTCTTGACAGAGTCCCATATCTCTTTGCACCACCATCCAACAGCGACCAAGATTGCGCCGCCGATGAAGTTGAACATTGGCTGGAATTCCATGATTAGCCTTGCGCCAGTTCTGCTGCTTGTTGTGCTGCCAGTTCTGCTGCTTGTTGTGCTGCCAATTCTGCTGCTTGTTGTGCTGCTACCGCTGCATCATGAATTGCTTGCTCTTCGGGCGTGTACTGAACTTGAGTGGTTACGCCTGTTTGTAAGTCAACTACGATTCTGTGTGTCATGGTTTAACCTTCATATAAGATATTTATGCTTCCGGAATCAAAGGTATCCGTTCCATTTACGGTGGTGATACGAACACGGTCAAGCGTGCCTGACGTTGTTTTTGTACCCGCAGACGTATTGCCAAAGCCATCGTTTCTTGAAAGAATCCCAGAAGATGACCAAATATTTGACCCAAATGAGACAATAGTATTTTGTCCTGTAAAAGTTGATGCAGCAACTCCAGTAACATTGATAACAAAACCATCAGTGGTTGATGTTTCATTATTCCTTTGTGCCGCACCTGCCAAATAACCTGTGGTTTCAATACCACCAGAATCCCCAATTTGTATTAGGAATAGACTTGTGCCGTTTGTACTGATGGAGTTAAGCAATACAGTAATCCGTTTTGCCGTAGCTGGAATGCCGGTGAAGTCAATTGATGTGCCGCTGGTAGATGCAACAGCAGTGCCTGATGTAATTCCAGATGGAGTTGCCCAAGTAGGAGCAGCACCAGATCCAGCAGAAGTCAATACCTGACCCGATGTACCTGATGCACCGGTCAATGTCAGTGCAGTTGTGATATTGGCTGATGCAATAGTTGGAGCAGTCAGCGTCTTGTTGGTCAGTGTGTCGGTAGTCGCCTTGCCAACCAGGGTATCTGTAGCCGCTGGCAGCGTGAGAACTGTAGTGCCAGCAACCGCAGTGGCCTGTACCGTGGTAGTGCCTGATGTAGACCCAGCAAACTTAGTCGTTCCAGCAAGCGTGATTGTTTTACCCGACCCAACATTGAGACCAACGCTGGTTCCGGTTCCAGCCGCAGCGAATATCGCGTCCACCGAGTCCAGATCGGTATTGATCTTCGTGCCCCAACTGTCAGTTGAGGCCCCTACCTCGGGTTTGGTAAGGAGTAGGTTGGTGGTGGTGGTATCAGCCATAATTTACCTCATTGGGTTGTCCAATCCTTGGACGTTGCGCCTACTGGTGTCCAGGGGTCGGTGTTGTCAGAAATTATAGTCCAGCTACGTGAATTCGGGGACTGCGTAGTCCATGTTGTGGTAGACGCGCCAGAGTCGGTCCAAGTGTCGGAATTGATTGGCTCCGGCTCCCACTTCAGCCGCTGCGTGATGAGGTCCAGTGCGTTTGCAGCTTCGCCAATTGACGCCAAGAAATCCAAGCCTGACAGGTAATCGTCCAGCGCAGATCCTGATTCGGAGATGTTCGCTACAAAAATTCCGATTTTGCTATATGCATCTGTAGCGGCCAAAGATTCAGCGACATTGACTAGGAATGATGCAATCATCGTGGAAGAATCTGATGCATTTACAGATTCAGCATTGAATACTGAATATACAAATGTCGGTGCTATTGACTCTGATGCCGTCAACGTCTCAGCAATAGCAAGAGACATATCCAGCGTATTTATGCTTGAGTCTGACGCTGTAAGCGTCTCAGATGCGGCCGCAACTGCCTCTAAAATATTGGTTATAGCATCCGATACGCTCAGTGTCTCCGACACTTGAACGGGGAAAGTAACGATGCAGACTTGCGCGTCTGATGCACTTGCACTTTCAGATGCGAGTGCTAGAAAAACAATGGTGCTGCTCTGAGCATCAGATGCCGTTACAGACTCGCTGGCAAAGGCGACTGCCACCAGGTTATTGCTAATCGAATCAGACGCAGATCCTGACTCCGCAATGCTTGCCACCATCGTGGCAATGTTAGTGAGAACGTCAGATGCTGACAGTGACTCGGATATTGTCAGACCAAGTGATGTAGTTGATGACTCAAAATCTGCCGCTGATCCTGATTCAGATAGAGACTTGTCGTATCCAAAGCCACCTATCAGCGACTCGTAGCCGCCAATCCCATACGGGCCGTACCCATAGAAGTTGCCGCCATAGCCGCCAGAGAAAGCGTAAACAGAGTACGAATTACCTGGTGCGCTAAATGGTGTGCCGAATGGTGCAAGACCGAACATGATTAACCAATTTATAGTTCGCAACTAATAATTACAGTCTGGCCAAATAAAGTACCATATCCAGAAGATGCAGACCCCATCCCATTGATTGTGAATTGGACTAAATTAGTTCCTGACCAACCTATAGATGAGGGTTGTGTAGTCGATGTAAATACTCCCACTGTATAAATAACAAAAGACATTGTCCCAGAATATGAGACTGCTGGTATTGCTCTTAAATTTACAGGAAGTTGTGCTATGAAAATAACAGACCCACCACCATTAGCTGCTCCAGGAGTAGTTGTTGTGGTTATAAAATACCGCTGGCATAACAATAACTCTCTTCCATAATCGCGGTAGTCAAATGTTGTGGCTACGCTTCCTTTTTCTAGTTGTGCAGTTCCAATCACCCAAGTTCCGCTAGTCTGAGCGCCTACAGTAAACAGGATTTCAATGCCGGTTGTGGCTGCTGCTGGTATGCTAATATTTGCAGTGTAATTTTTTAGCGTAGAGGTAACCGTGAAAGTTCCTGTAGCAATTTGCGTTTTTGCTGACCAGGTATCTGCACTGGTAGCGTAACTTGCAGTCCAAGTAACCGTAGTTAGCAACGAATTAGAAATGTTGACAGATAACGTAGCAGTGCTGCCAGCCATGTCATAGCAGTTTAATTGCTCAATACGCTGTCCTATTCCAACCGCCGTAACAGATCCAGCGCCTGTGGCTTGTAGGTTGTACTGGTTCGCGTTAGATCCAGCCACTCTTGCAACAGTCACCGTTGCGCCTGTAGCATAGGCATACCAGCGATCTACAGATGGATATGTAGGGGCAGTGGTAGGAACAGCATTCCCAGATGTCCCAGAAGTTGCTCGTTGAGCAATCTGCATCAGACCGTTAATCAGTCTATTCTTAAACCCAAAGCTACTTGGTGTATCTGTATATACAGCTTTACTTGCTGGGTATGTGCAAAATACGTTTTTGCTTCCAGCAGGGAAATTGACTAGCGATCCACTATTGGATGAAGATAAAACAGTGTCTCGGCTAAGAGTAGTACCGGAAGATGTATAGGTTCCAATACCAACTTCCCAATTAGTCCCATCAGTGATGTTGTAGTACGTTGTATTTGCATTGCCAATTGCAGAAAATGACTGATAACCAATTGTCGCACCGCCAAGCGTTATGGTCCCAGTACCCGTAGTGGTAGTGGTTTCCTGTACGCGATCATTAAGGACTAGAGCCATTAAAGACTCCTAAAATCAGCGTGCAACAAGTTCGTTTTCTTTGAAGAAACGCTCTTGTGCCTGGTTATATTGGTCAGTGTATTGAACTTTGAACAGCAATGTCGAATCATCATCCACAACTGCGCCGACTACAATCGTACCCGCCATAGATGTACCACTGATTGTCACGTTATCACCTGTCTTGAACGCCATAGCTGACTCCTTAAACTGACGCGGTGTAGGTGACGTTCAGAGTGTCGCCAGACGCGATAGAACGGTTTCCACCGGTAAAGCTACCAGCAGAGTACAAAATGCCCGCAGTGCCTGATTTAGTGCTGCTGGTGGTCAGGAATGCACCGGCCACTGTGGCTGTAGCGTTGATTGTGAAAGACGTTGCCGTAGACACCTTAGAACCAGCAGACGCTGAGTTCCAGGCCACCGATGGGCGGGTTGCGTTGGAGTAAGGCACTGTCTCGCTCCAGCCAGCGTGAGATGACATGGTGTCACCAGCCGCATATGTAGGGGTAGAGGCTCCATCAACTAGGGCAATGTACCAGGCTGCGGTGTATGCTGAACCAGCAAAATACTTGTCCAGAAGGTCGTTCTTACCAACCGTCACCACTAGGTTTTTGATTGGCTCGGCCCACTTCAGATTGCCATCCTTGTCAAAGCAAGTCAACTCGTAAGAGCCGGTAATGCCAATGCTTTCATCCATGTTGGATTGGCGCGAAATTGCTACGCTTGCAGCATCTTGACCATTGATACGCTCTGATTGCATTTTGTTCTCCAAAACTGGGAAAATTTTAACCGAAAGACCTAGCGCGTGACTTCAGCACGCCACCGGTAGTCGCTCCGCGCTCGTCTGCAATTTGCAGCTCCTCAATACCTCGTTGGTACAGGCCAGCCCATACCTGGATTCTCGCGTCATCCTGTAGATAGGGCGCGGCCTGGAGCAGTGACCCGTACAGGTACACGTCAGGCGCTTTGGTAAGCAGCCAGTTGGTGGTGTTGGAGTCAGACAGCTTGGCGAGCTTGCTGTAGTAAATCAACTCGCCGGTATAGCTGGAGTCTGGTATTGGTACAACGCGAATCTGTGACCCGACAACGCCAAAGAACAGAGGTTTACCGCTGGAGGTGTACTGAGTCAGCAAGTTGTCTAAGCTGTCGATGGTCTCAAACTGCAATGGGCTGACGGGGTTAGTGTCCATCTTGAACGTCCGTGCCTCCAGAAAGTCGCCAGGCGTTGCGTTGTACTCGGCGTCGATGGTGGCCGTGGCGCGGGTAATCATCTGGGTGGTGCGCAGAACGCGCTCCATCTGAGCCTCAGCAAGAGAGACAAAGTCGGTAATAGCAGACGTGAGATCGCTACGGTTGAGCCAGTCGGCCACCGAGGCTTTCAGTTCAGCGTAGGTGCTAAGTGCCATGCTCTGCCTTTTCCTTCTCGAT